GTGCACATGGAGGACATCAAGCCTTACGTTTACAAACCTGAGCTGCGTGAGAAACTGATCCTTTCCGGCGATCACACAGACCTAATCGATGCGCTCACCGCTGATATGGACGTATTGATGGAGGACGTCATCAGCGGCAAGAGCGGCGGTACGACAATTCTCTGCCAAGGCAAAGCGGGCACAGGCAAGACCCTCACCGCAGAGATCTATGCCGAGGTGATCAAGCGCCCGCTCTACCGCGTGCACTCTGGCCAGCTCGGCACCAACGCTGGGACTGTGGAGGAGGCGCTGAAGAAGGCGCTGGAGAACGCCAGTCGGTGGCGCGCGGTGCTGCTGATCGACGAGGCCGACGTGTTCATCAGTCAGCGCGGTGACGATTTGGAGAAGAATGCCGTGATCGGGGTGTTCCTCCGGGTGCTGGAATATTATTCCGGCTTGCTGTTCCTCACCACCAATCGGTCGGACACCATCGACGAGGCCATTCTGAGTCGGTGCATCGCCCAGATCAAGTACGACGTTCCTGGCGAAGAGGAGCGCGTTAAGCTCTGGCTGGTGCTGGGTGACGTTTACGGGCTTCCGCTGGTGAAGGACAAGGCAATGGCGACGAAGCTTGCCAAAGAGTTTCCCACGGCCACAGGGCGCGACATCAAAGGTCTCATTAAGCTCGTAACCAAATACGCACGCCAGCGCAACAAAAAGGCGAGCATCGAAGATTTCAAACGCATGGCTGCGTTCAAGGGGCTGTGATGGAAACAGCGTGAACAAAGTTGGCTTCAAGGTGCAGCGCCGCATGTGCGTCAGTTGCATCTACCGGCCCGAGTGCACTTTGAACTTGCAAGTGCTGGAGGATCAGGTGCGCGATCCTTATGTCGGCTTCCGTGGCCACCGCATCTGTCATCACAGCAAGAACGCTTGCTGCAGGGGCTTTTGGGAGGCGCACAAGGACGAGTTCCCTGCAGGACAGATTGCGCAGCGCTTGAACCTCGTCGTGTTCGTTGACGAGGACACTTCCAGAAAGGATTGACATGGACCGCTACATCATCCTCGACATCGACAACTGCATCGCAGACGACGGTTGGCGCATCAAGACAATTGATTGGCGCGACACCGACCCCTTCCGGCGCTACCATACCTATCATCAGCTCTCGCCTTGGGACGCTGTTGGCAACAGGGACTTGTTCGAGGTGGTGCGCAAGCGCATCGTAGTTCTCACGAGCCGCCCGGTGCATTACCGCGCTATGACTGAGGAGTGGCTAGACCGTGCAGAGGTGCCAGTCAAGCATCTTTTAATGCGCAACGATGTGGATTTCCGCCCCTCTTTGGCGGTAAAAGCTTCCCAGTTGGGTTGGCTCTGGGCAGATTACGGCATTCATTTGGCGCAGATCGATTGCGCTTACGACGACCGCGAGGAGATACTCGCGATGTACCGCGCGCACGGGCTGCGTACCGAGTTGCGCGCACTGCACAACATTTGCGCATATGCCAATCCACTCACAGGAATCAACCATGCAACCGGCCAGCAAATCAAATAGCCAATGCGCCGACAAAGTGCTTTCAGATGCGCTGCCTGTGCCGGAGATCTTCGAGGAAATGGCGCGCACCTACCGCGAGCGCAACGCGATCTACGGCGACAACTTCCGCATGGTCGGGAAGGTGTTGGAGGTTTTGTTCCCCGAGGGCATGCAGCTCAAGACGGCGGCTGACTACGATGTTTGGCACTTGTTCGAGCTGAAGATCGTGAAGCTGACGCGCTTCGCTATTTCCAATCTTACGCACACCGACTCTGTGCATGATGATGCTGTTTACAGCGCGATGATCGAGGCAATCCTCAAGGAGCGTTCCGAATGAGTTCCGTGCTCGCCTTTCCAGAATCGAAAACCAACCAGCCAGGCGTGGACGACATCATCCTCGATTCCGCCGGGCGCAAGGTCGTCCTCATCACAGGTTCCGGCAGTGGGCTAGGCGCCGCGATTGTCACGTGTATGCTGAAGAACAAAAAAACCTTCAAGCCCATCGCATTCGACACCAAACACGGGGACGACGTGCGTGCGCCAGGAGATTTGGTCGCGGCGTTAGCGTCAATCGGCGTGAGCAAGCTCGACATTCTGATCAACTGCGCCGGGGTGAATCGAATCGATTGGCTAGAGAACTTCACCGATACCGCCTGGGACGAGGTGATGGACGTAAACGCCAAGGGCATCTTCATGATGACTCGGGCAGCGCTGCCGCTGTTGAAAGAATCGCGCGGCACCGTGTTAAACATCGTTTCGAACGCGAGTCACATGCCGATGACGTGTTCGCTCGCCTACAACGCCTCCAAAGGCGCCGCGCACATCATGACGCTGCAACTGGCGCGCGAGCTGACGCGCAAGCACAACATCACGGTCTTCGGCATCTCTCCCAACAAGCTCACTGGCACAGGGATGAGCGCGGACATCGATCGGCAGGTGGTCGAGACTCGTGGCTGGACCGCCGAGCACGCCAAGGAATATCAGCGCAACGCGCTCCTCACCGGGGAGGAGACCGATCCAGCGGTGTTGGCGGACTTTATCGTTTACCTGCTCAGCGAGAAGCAGCACCACAAATTCCTCACCGGGTGCGTGATCCCCTACGGAGCGTGACCGTGCTTATAGAATTGGCGATCAGCAGCGAGCAGGCGAGCGCTTGCTTTCTCGAAGGTACGCGCGAGCAAATCGACGCTTGGATCGTTAAGCACAAGGAATACAGGCTCATCGCTCAAAATCAACCGCTCTACTCAACGGCTATCATGTTGGCGGGAGACAATTTAGTTCAGCTCAATAAAGGAGAATGATTGTGCAATTCAAGATCGAGCAAGTCGCCCTCTGCCCGCGCGAGCCTGCCATGGCAATTGCGCTTCTCACCGAAATGGGGATGGGCGAATGGGTGCACGACATTGTGGTGGCGCGTGGAATTATTGTGTCGGATCATACTCGTGAAAGCCCATCCGAGAACGTTGCGCACCTCGCCTTTAATTACCAAGCGCTCGCCGATGCCAAGGAGCTGGAGGTGCTTCACTACAGCGCTGGGCACAACTGGATGGAGGAGAGCGCGCCGCGCGTGAGTCACCTCGGCATGCATTGTTCCTTTGCCGAGCTGACTGATTGGAAAGCATTCTTCCGCCGTCGCAACATTCGAATCGCGCAGGAAGTTGACACCCTCACGCACTCCAACCCCGTCATCGCTGGCAAGCGCTGGTACCATTACTGCATCTTCAACACGTGGGAAATTCTCGGCGTGGACATCAAGTTCATTGTGCGCAAGGAGGCACCGTGAACGTCGAGCGCTGGCTGGTGATGGACACGGAAACCACAGGGCTGTTATTGCCAAGCAGCGCGCCGCTAGCGCAGCAGCCGAAGATCATCGAGCTGGCTCTCATCGAGCTGCAGCACGGCATGGGCAAAGCCGAGGACATGTTCTGGGTAGTCGGCGAACAATCATGGCTCATCAATCCGGGCGAGCCGCTCAGTGATGTGATCACGCGCATCACAGGCTTGACTGACGCAGACCTCATCGATAAACCACCATTCGCTGCGGTCTTGCCGGAGTTGATCGATTGGTTCCTCGGAGCAACGGGCTTGGTGGCTCACAATTTGCCGTTCGATCTCGGCATGCTCACCAACGAGCTGAAGCGCTGCGGCAAGGAGTTTGCCTTCCCCTATCCGCCTAGCCAAGTCTGCACGGTGGCTGCTTACCATCCCGTATTCGGTCGTCGCGCCAAGCTCACCGAAGTCTACGAGCGTGTTATGAAAAAGCCTATGCTCCAGAAGCACCGTGCGCTGGACGACACTCGCGCGCTCGCCGAGATCATCATGAATGGAGAGGAGGTGCTGCAGTGAGCTCTGGAGAAATCCGCTGCAGCCGCTGCGCCAATTACAAAGAGGTTTGGCACCCCCAACCAGGGGTTAACTGGGATCGATGCAAAGCGCGGCGTGATTCAGACGGAGATTTGGTTTCTTGCGCGCGCAACAATGAGCGTAACTGTCTGGACTTCAAGCGTGCATTGATTTTCATTCCGCGTTGTCAAGATTCGTGCAGGCCTTACTGGTGATCCAACTGCGCTGCCGAACTGAATACACGTTCGGCGAAACCTTCGCCCCAATCGACAGGCTCGTCGCGCGCCTCAAGGCGCTCGGCGCTGTGGCAGCAGGGATTGTTGACCCCGGCACCTGGGGCCACGTCCAGTGGAGCGCCGCCTGCGCCAAGGCGGAGATCTTGCCCATGTTCGGGGTGCAAATTGCCGTAGTACCTTCCCTGGGAGCGGAGGATCGGCCAGGAATGTGGTTTCTAGCCACTTCAGCTGGCTCCCTGACCGAGCTTTACCGCCTGAGCAGCTTAGCCCAGCGGCAAGCTCTGCGTGGCTTCCCGCGCCTCCTGATGGCCGACGTGATTGGAGCCCATCCAGGGTTGTTGCGCTTCGCCGGGCAGGTGATGGAGGGCGACTTCCTGCGTGATGTAGGCGCCTACGTGGATCTTGACCCTTCCCTCCCCCAGCTCAACCGGCGCAAGGTGAAGCTGGCCAAAGAGCTGGGCTTACGGTTGGTGATTACGAGCGACGCGGCCTACCCCGCAGTGGCTGATCGGCAAGCGTTCGAGATGCTCGGCGGCTCGACAAAGACCACTACGCAGCATCTCCTTACAGCAGGGGAGCTAGGCGCCTTAGCGACGGAGGCGGGCGCCAAACCTGAATTGCTTTTCGCTAATGCGCAAAAAATTGCCGAACAATGCAAGGGTGTGAAGCTCCCCAAGGCTCCGATCATCAAGCTTGAAGGCGATCTAGAAGTTCTTTGCCGCGCTGGAGCCACTGCGCGCGGGATGCTGGACGGGAGATGGAGCGGCATTTACGAAGCGCGCTTGAAGCGTGAACTGGAGCTGATTCGCTCGAAGAATTTCGAGAGCTACTTCTTGATGGTGGCGGACATGGTTCGCTACGCCAAGGAGCACATGCTGGTCGGCCCTTCGCGCGGCTCTGCAGCCGGATCGCTAGTCTGTTATCTCACACGCATCACGGAGATCGATCCGATTCCTGCGGAGCTGATCTTCGAGCGCTTCATTGACGTGACTCGAAATGATCTTCCGGACATCGACCTCGACTTCCCTGACAACAAGCGCGAGCTAGTCATCCAATATCTTCGGGACAAATATGGCAAAGAAAATGTTGCGCACATTGGCACGGTCAGCCGGTATAAACCCAAAAGTGCTCTTGCAACAGTTGGTAAGCGTCTTGGCATACCACCATGGGAGTTCGACGGCG